AACTGTACACCCATCCAAGTGGGAACAATTTTGTTTTGATTATTCTTCTGTTGTAGAAGAAGTTGTCAAGGCCTCGATAGTACCATAGTATTTGTTTCTGATACTTGTTGAAGTATTCAGTTAGTTCTCTAGTATTTAGACTGTCATTCCAACGCAACACAGATGAGTTCAAGTCTGTGAATTTGTGTGGTATGTGTCTAGTGTCTTTGTATTGTGTTTCAAGATCGTGCCACCATGTCTTCACCAAACACAAACAATCTTCTGGATCATATTCAGCGATCACATCAATGTTTTTCTGAATGATGGTATCGATGTCGAAGAACATCTTCTCGCCCTTCTGGGTCACGATGTTGTCATCAAACAGATACATCTTGTTCCACCACTTTTCCAGTTTGTTGCCGCCTGGTAGAGCGAGTGGTTTGATTGCGGGGTCCAATCCTTTGGGGTCTTCTGTAAGACAGAAGAAATCAAAATCACATGTGAGATACGTCAAACATTGTTCGTAGATACTATTCACATGTTGATGATTGTATTTGTCACTCCATTTTACTGTATAGATGTTCATCGCCAATGCTCTAACAAATTGGGATCGACAAGTTCATCTTGTTTTGTGTGACCCCTGCTCTTGTCTTCAAAGGGCAGAAGGTCAACATTGAACACGCAGATGATGCAGTTTGGTCTGTATATTCCTACATTCAAATCATCTTCATCCCATGACCGACCACGGTTGTATGAGTATGCCATCCAAGAAGGAAAGTGATCCCACAAGTCTTCACCGTATCGACCCCACTTCCATGAATGATAGTTATCGGTTCCGTCAGTGTATGTGAACCAAATCTTTTCCTGATTTTCTAGCACATCTTCCCAGATGCACTCACACTGATCGTCCGACCAGACTTGACAAGAACCATTTGTATACGCACCATGCGCCAACTTAAACTGTCTGGTTTGCATTGGTCTGGGGTCTTGCCACCAAGACTTCATCTTAGTGGGTCTTTCCATGTTGTATGTTATGACAGGTGTGAGATCACGCTGAATGATAACATCCAAGTCAAAAAAAACAAAACGTCCAGTAGGCTTATCAGGAGCAAAATTATGGGTATTAAAAACAAAAGTCTTAGGACGATCCCAACAGCGTGCCATGCCATACTTAAAATTTTCACTGCCAAACCAATACTTAGGATGAATATCAGGTATGTCAGGAAAAGGGATAACAGTGATATCATCATCTAAACCTTTTGCGTCATCAGTGTAACAATAAAAATATGCATCAAATTCTTTGGGCGTATTTCTGAACGCCATGTTTTTCAGTCGATTGACAAAGTGTGGACCGTATTTGGTTCCCCATTTGCTACAAACGTAATTAACTCGCATTACAACCACCACACTTTTTGTGACAAATAGTCAGGGGATTTCTTTTCAAACTCTGACTAATGTTTTCAAAATCATTGCTGTAAATTATTTCACCTACAGTAAAGTTCTTCAGACTATTATACTGACTATTGTATGTATAGTCAAGGGGATGATAGGGTAAAAGTTTACTTTCTAATGTATCTCTCGCAATGAACGCACATGGATATGCGCCACTATCTGCACTCACATAGAAGTACCCACTCTTCCTTGCATCACACCAAACGGGATCAGATTTTTTAGACTTTGGTTTTGGTCTACGCACCTCATCCTTTTGTTTGAACATCTTCAGTGTTTCCAAGTTTACGGGGATGTCACTGGCGATAGTTTCCTGTACTACTGGATTGTGTACAATTTGTTTTGGGTGTTCGATATACTCAATCTCATCAATCCAATTTGGTTTGATAAATGTTTGATCGTAGGTTTGCACTGTAAGTGTCACGCCATTGTCTCTGAAGTATTTGCATATCTCTTCAAAGTGTTTTGACTTGGTGGGGTCAGAAAGTTCACACATCAACGTCACCCAATTGACTCTATACCTGTCAAAAATTTTACGGATAGATGTCAAATTATGTTCATGGCCCGTCAAAAAATGTCGTTGTAAGAATCTTTTGTGTCATTTCTTGCGGCACTTAACTGAACAAGAGCACCATCTGGGGCACCATCCTCGTACAGACCACGGTACATGTCGGAGTATTGTTCGCCGTGCATCTGAAAGTATTTTACCAATGTGTCATCGTCAGACATATTGTCTTGTTTGAGTATCGACAACAGTTCATCTTTCGGCATGATGTTGTAGAGTCTTTCAAACACCGCCTCGTAGTCTTGTTTATAGAAAAGTTCCTTGAGGTTTTCTATGTAGTATCTCTTGTATAACTTCTGTGTGTCTGCGTCATCCGCATCCCAAAACAATCTCTGAATGCCGTAGAGTTCGACATTCTTCATAAACTCTTTCTTGATTTGTGGGAGATCATTCTTGTACCACAGTCTACGATACAATGCAAAACACTGCATCCAGCTTATGTTCCAGAAGTATCTTACAGGTCCGTTAGTGGATGCCTCTTCATGCACAATCTTGTGTTGTCTAGAAATATATCTCTCTTTGTAAAAATCATAGATGCCATCTGCGTCTTTGTTCCAGTAAAGAGATTGGTCACCTCGTTGCAACATCTGGTCATCTGGAAAGTCTGCCAAAAACTTTTTGTGCATAGAAATCATATCACCAGTGTCAAAGATTTCTTTGATGATCTTTTTGTGTTGTGGTTCAATTCTTCTGATGAATGTAAAGTTAGATATTTCTTTTTCTAACTCTGGGACAGACTCTTTGATCTCTGGGATAGTTCCCTTCAACTGTTCTTTTAGTTCTGGAAAGTATTCGATCATCTGGCTTGTCAGAGATGCTAGATCATTCTCATTGACCATCTGCCGCAGTTTGTTTATGACACCCTGATCCATGTAGTTTTTTTCCAGAGTTTCATCTGTCATTGAATCAAACTGCGACCAGTTTTTGATACTGTCAAACTTGTCTTTGTACTTCTCCCAATCTTCTTTTATTCTTGGTAGGTCTTTGTAAAACTTATCTACCAAAACATCGAAGACCACCTTGTGCATTTTGTAAACGTATCTTTCTTTGTAGAAATTGTAGATGCCGTCTACATCTTTATTCCAATACAACGATTCGTCACCCTCTAACAAGAGGGGGTCGGTGGGAAAATCTGCAAGAAACTTTTTGTGCATAGAAATCAGATCACCATCAAGTTCTTTGATAGTTTCTAGGTGTCTGGATTCTATTTGCTTGACAAACGGATCGTAGACATTTGCATCCTTGATTAGTGTATCAATTCTGTCCGTGTGTTTGTTCTTGGTAAAGAAGTTTTCTGGAAACTTGGGCATCCAAAGTTTTTCAAACTCATTTTTGCCATACCAGTGTATTAGTATGTTGTAATCTTTTACTTCAGATGGTTTGAAATACTTTTGAACACTCTTGTTTGGAACCACGGGAACATCAAAGATACAGAATTTTGCTTCTTCTCTGTACAGGTGTTCTGTCAAATTATCTGGGTATGACTGACCCCTGTTGTAAGAGTAGACCCAATCTGATGGCAGGAAAGACCAGTAGTTATCACCAACCACATCGTGCTCTCGGTAGGGGTAGTAGTTGTCTGTTCCCTTCCAAAATGTTTTGAATACGGTGTCTTTGTGTTTGAGGACATCATTGTAAATTTTTTCACCCTCATCGTTGCACCACAACATAACACTGGAGTTGTAGAGACTGCCACGAATGTCCTTGAATCTCCGGTCATGCAACACACTAGGGTCTTCCCAATTAGAATACAACATATGTGGTGTAGCAGATAACTCAAAGATTTCATCAATGTTGTTCTGGATGACAACATCTAAGTCCAGATAGCAGAAGGGGCCCTTGGTTCTTAACCAATGATGAGAATTTAAAACAAGAAACTTTGATCGATCCCAACAATAGTTTTCTCTGCCAAACCAATAATCGGGATGCAGGGGATCGACTTTAGGTATTGATCGGATGGTTATGCCCTTGTCAATACCATCTGGATCATCGGTGTAACATATAAACTTGTGACGCTTGGTATAGTTCTGTTGAACCATTTTGCGTAAATTGTTTACATACTCTGCGGAATACTTGTTACCCCATTTTATGCAGAGAAAGTGCATCATAATATTTTTTTCTCAACTCATCCTTTGGAATTGGGCCATTCATCAATACGAGTGGATACTCAGGTTTGATCTTATATCCCCTTGGAGATGTGTCTGTATCGAAATCTACTCCGGCGACAAACGAGTACACAAGTCCCCGTGGAAACACATTGTCAAACAGTTTTTCGTGGTACAAAAACCTATCGTCTCCACAATATTTAGT